TAGGAGTGCAGCTTCTTCCGCTGTGATGCCGAGCTTGGTCAGTAGTGCAGCCTTAGCGGTTGCCTTTGCCCGTGCCTCGGCTTCACGCTCTGCTTCTGCCGCTGCGTATGCTGCCGCTTCTGCCTCGCGCTGCGCTACTTCTTCGTCGGTAAGTTCAATTTCAAGAACCTCACCAGTAGTGCAATTTACTTCGATTCGTGTTGGGTTTGCCATGATTGCTCCTTATGAGTTCTTGATGCCGTATAGATAGAATGATGAGCCTGCTGCGAAAGAAGTAGCGGCTAGTATTGCCACACTCGAAATTGCTGCAGTATTTGACAACAATGTAGCAAAAACCAAGATATTTGCACTCTCAAAAGTGGCAAGATTGTTTTCTTGCACAGCAGAATGAGAGCCGACTTTGTTGGCGGCACCAGCATATGATGGTAAATATGTTTCATTATTGCTAAAAGTGTTAGAGGTTGAAAGACTGGAAGGATAAGAGTTATACAGCCACCAGTAATTGGTGCTTGTTAAAGCCGAGGTTGTTGCTGTAGTGGAAGTTCCTTGAAGGTAAGTTTCGCTGTAATTTGTCGTAATTGAGTTAATTTGCATACGAGCGTTAGAGAAATAGTTTCCTGTATTACTTGTATCTCTTGCAGACCATCTCAACACCAAATCCGTCCAAGTGCTAGGAATAGCAGTAAAGGTATAAGAAGCAGCAGATGATGTAAGTGTCTCACCTTTGATTAGTTCGTAGGTCGTTCCCATTATGCACTCACCTTCTTTGCGTAGTTCGCTTTAGCGCGTACTCGGTTGCACTCAGCGCACTCGCGCTTGCCGTTCTTGCGTACCATTATGTTCCCCTCAAAAGGATGCCCCTGCTTGCAATGGCTTCTGTTGTTAATGTTATGTAGTCCAGCCATAATGTTCTCTTGCTGGGTAACTAGGCGTAAGTGATCTGGTGCAATGCAGAGTCTATTGCTGCACATATGGTCAATTACTTTCCCTTCTGGAATTGCTCCATTAAGAAGCTCCCAAGCCCAACGGTGAGACTGGATTTGCTTTCCGTCTATGCGGATGCGGCTGTAGCCGTTTGTCGTAATACCGCGCTTCGCGGTAATGCAAGGGCTAAGCACTTTTAATTCCGTAGAGGGTTGCGGTAGTGCCTATTGCATAATTGCTGGAAAAGAGATTCCCTAAGTCAATTTGAGTAATAGCAGAGGTTGAACGCCAAAGACCAACTGTTCTATCTACCTTGCCGTTTGCTGTGTTGTCATCAGTAGAACCAGTAAACAAAACTGTCTTGTAAGTAGAACCTGCATAAGAGAAAATGTCAAAAGTAATTAAGCCTGAAATGGATGTAGAAATGTTTGCTGCTCCATAGATTCCATCTGAACTGCTTGTGTATCTATCGGATGCGGCACTTGAACCATCCCCATAAAGTCTAGTTGCTGAGTAGTTTGTTGAAGAATCAGAGTTAAACTTAATAGTAGGTCTTAAACTTCCTGTCGCGCCTAAAGCAACTAGAACAACCCTCAAATCGGTATAGGTAGCAGGGATGGAACTAAATGTAATTGGCTTTGCTGCGCTGCCTAGCGTGTAGGTTGCGATTGGTTCGTAAGTTGCTCCTGCAGCCATTGTTACCCCTTAATCCCGTAAAGTGCAATAGAGGTCTTGCTTCCAAAAGACCAAGATCCATTATCTGATAAAAACTTAACAGATGAAACCGCTGATGTTGACTGATATAAACCAGAAGTTAAGTTAATGCTACCTTGTATATTATTATTATCCCAACCACCGAGGAATCTTACGGTTTTGTTTGTTGAAGTATTGCTATAATCTTGTATATCTATGATGCCAACAGATACAGTATTTTGACCTGCGCCACCAGCTGGTAATATAGAACCAAATTCTATCCAATTTTTTGTAGCACCGCCATAAGCCCCTACTGATCCACCTGTACCTTTAAGTTGATGCCAAGAATATGAAGTTCCAGTTGCTCCATTTATTTGCATATCAAATGGGAGTAAGTAAGATGTATCTGTATTTTGAGCAATAAATCTAAATTGTAAGTGCTTGTAAGTTGATGGTATAGAAGTAAAGTTTATTGAAGTAGTATTACTACCTGCAACTGTGGCAATAGATTCATAGGCAGGATTACTGGGAGGCGCTCCAGCTCCTAGAGCCCCAGCAATTTGATTTGCTATCACTACGCAACTGCTCCAACGACATACCAAGTATCTGTTGCAACCTTGATGCAAGCGGCTGTCTTGTATTGGGCAAGAGTAGGAGAAGCGGCAACTGCTCCGCCTGATAGTACCGTCGTGGTACCACTTGTTACGGCTGAGATGGTTACTGCGCCAACGCCCTTATTGAGGACTGTAATCACAGAGCCCACAGGGATTGCTGCAGAAGCGTTTGTAGGGATCTTAAAGGCTACAGCGGTTGCCTTATTCATAGGCACTAGAACCTGATAGGAGTCTGCTAGGACGGCTGTATAGTCAGCTGTCTGGTCAGCCTTGACCTCATAGGTCACAAGCCCGTTATAGTCTGCAGCCGTAAAAATGTCTCCGGTTGCCGCTGGAAAGCCTACTGCCATGTCATACTCCTAGTAACTCATTATAGATTGTCCGATTATACCGTATGTGCTGCTTCCAATGATGAAACCTTCAACGATTGGCTCAAGGGTCGTAACTGTGCATTTCATACGGTTTGGGGTTATATCCCACGCTAGACCCTGCGCTTGCAAAGTCTTAACAATAGTAGAGCCATCAGGTTGGACATTTGTTATCTTCAATGGTGAGAAGTAATCAAGTCCAAGCATTGTGGCAGTTGGTACGGCTGTATCCAGTAGATCCACAGTCATGGCATCTATTCGTATGGATGTCTCTGCTCTGCTTGCCACATAGACTTGGGCTATGTTCAAGACCTGAGCATCAGTCTCGGCTACAAGCGAGTCCTCGACATTGCCGTGAGGAAAGTACTTAGTAACTGAGGCGGTGTTTTGTACAGTCTGCTTTGTGCCACCTACACGGGTGAAGTCAGCTGTGTTGATGATGAGCTTGTCATCAAAGGCGTACACAAGGTTTGAGTATGGGATGCCTGTGGTTTGGTTGAACTCAATAGGAGTAGCACCTAGAGAGCCCACAACCTCATCTCTGGACTTAAAGATTGCTGTTCCTTCGCTGGAGATATAGAACGCACCCTGCTCTGTGAACTCTGCGTTCTTGAGAGCGCCTAAGCCAGAGCGAGTAGTTGCTGGATCTGCTTGGCAGGTAGTTGAACCGGTAGCGATGGTTCTCATAGATGTAGGGAAGTTCATTTGGTCAAGTATCTTGCCAATGCGTGTGCCGGTTGTTTGTCCTGCAGTTGCATCGGCTACGGTCTGGACGGTTGCCAGTTGAAATAGACGGAAAGCATCAGAGCATTGGATATCTACATAGCCAGTTTCCTGCCCCTGTGGGTAAGTGTAGTTGTAAGCCTCTGTGTAACCTGAGAACAAGAAGTACCCCACGCCCCCTACGGTTGCTGATACGCGTATCTTGCGAAGTGGTGTGAGGTAGCCGTAGTAAGGGCTAGAAGGGTTCTGTGGGTTGAAATAAGAGTCTGGGTCTAATACTCGCACCGTACAGCTGCCAGCCTCGTAGGTATCGCGCATGATGTTACGACCACGGGTAATGGTTATCTGACGGACATTTGGAGTCAAGTCAATTACTGGAGTGGGAACTTCTGAGGAAGCAAAGGTTGATTTGCCTATAACACCAAACTCAGCATCGCCAATAGTAAACGGGTAGCCAAAAGTCGCACCTGATGAGAAGTCAAATGATACGGCTATATTGGCTGGGAGACTCACGAAACAAACGACCCAAGCTGACGGTTCACATTGGCTTGCTTGGCTGAGAGGCTGTCATTGAGTAAGCCATCACGAACAGCGCCTACAAGTTCTTGCTGTGAGATAACGCTACCAGCGACATTTACAATAACCTGATTGCCAGCGGCTTTAGCATCCACTCTAGCTTGAAGGGCTGAGATAGTGTCCATGCGAGATTGAACATCACTTACTGTCGCTGCTTGAGCGCTTATGGTATTGCCAGCTATCTTGGCGTTCACGCGATCCTGCAAAGCCATGATGACATTCATGCGAGCTTGGATGCTTGCTATAAGGTTTTCCTGACGGGCTGCCTCATCCTCTGCAGCCTTCTTGCGAGCTGCATCTAGCTTGGCTATCCATGAAAGGGCTAGATCACCGTTCTCGTTTTCAATGGCTTGCAGAGCCATCAAACGGATTTTTTCTTCCTCTGTAACTTTACCCTTGAGGGCTGCCGCTAGGTTAATCTTGGTAATGTCAAAGTTAGCCTGAGCCTTAGCGAGGCTTGCCTTTGCCTTGTCTAAGGCTAGTTGCTTCTTCTTCTCGTTGGTAATCTTCTGAGATGCCTTGTATTCATCGCGTAACTTCTTGAGGTAATCCTCAGCAACCTTGATTGCTAACTCAGACTGGATGGATGGTATAGCGCCTGTGTAGGCTGGCTTCTTTCCGCCTTGAGGTTGGTTAAGTAGGTCTGCTGCTGCTGCGCCTTGACCTCTAAACGCAAGACCGATAGCACCACCAAAGCGGCTGAAGTTGTCTGTGGCGCGGTTGAGCGAAGCACTTAAAGCATCGAGGCGGCGCTCCATCCAAGATAGCCCACCACCCTGCTGACCTGAGAGATTGTCTAAGCTGTTGAGAAGGCTCTTACCTACAGACTCATTAAAGTCAGCAAAGAGAACATTGAGCTTGTCTATCTTTCCAGCGTAGGTATCTGCTACTGCAGCTGCTTGACCGCCAAAAGCTTTGTTAATCTTCTCCTGAATTTCTAGGAAGCTCATAGCCTTTAACTCAGCTGCGCTAAGTCCTAAGCCATACTTGGTTATGCCTCTGGTCTGCCCTGCGTATGCCTTTGAGAGGTCACCGGCAACGGTGTTGAGATCCACACCAGAAGCGGCCGAGAGGTCAAGCGCGGTGCGGAGAATTTTCTGTGACTCTACAACAGAGCCAGTAGTAGTTAATAACTTCTGGAAAGCAGGGCGTAGCTTGTCATCAAGTACGCCGGTTTCCTTCTGGATGTCTGAGATGAACTTCTGGACATTAAGATCAGAGAAGGCTAAGCCTAGATTGCTGAGTGTGCGAGTAAGAACCTGAGCAGCCTTATCGTCTGCCGCGAAAGCCTTAACTGCACTCTTGGAGAAGGCGAGAACCTTAGCTCCTAAATAGCCTCCACCAAAGAGGTAACTGACACTCTTAACGGACTTCTCAAAGCTCTTAACGCTCTTATCGGCTTCCTTTAAGCCTTTACCTAAGAACTCGGTAAGGATGTTAATTTTTACATTAGCCATTACGCGCCACCTCTATTAAGTTTGTTTGACACCTTTTCAACGGCTTTAATAACTGCAGCGTTAGCCTTGCCGCCATCTTCTGCCCACGCCCTAAAGATTACGCGACCAGTCAGCTTGCGAGTTCCTCGACCTACCAAGCCTTGCTCTCTAGCATTAACAAGCCGTCCAGTAGCGTTAAGACGATCTACAAACTGCTTGCCAGCATTAGGGTTAAGAGACTTGTTATACGCCTTGCCATCTTCACGGTAAGTAGGAGGAGTGAACTTAGTGCGCTGGAAGACTGGCTGACCGTTAGGGTTCTTGCGCCCTGCAGTCTCATAGATAGCGCCACCGGCGTTTGAGTTAGCAATGCTTACAAGGGATGTCCAACCATTGCGACTTGGCTTAGATGGCTTAGTGCTTGTCTTGATGCCTCTAATGGCTGCACCTTGATCGTATTTAGGAAAGGCTCTGTATTTGGCTGTATCCTCTGAGGAAGCCGAGTTAGTCCAGCCTGAAAGCATTTGCCCATTAGAAGGAAGGTAGCCTTTAGCCCTGCCAGTAACAGAAGCAAGAACAGCCCTGATGTTTTTCTTAGTTTCTTTATCAAGCTCTGTTGGAAACTTCTTCATAGCCAGACGAAGCTTAGGAGCGCCGTCTAGACTTACTGACATCTTGCTGCTCCTTTGCTCTGTCTTTCATCGCTTGCAGTAAAGCCCTAAACATTCTGCTATCTAGGTCTAATAAAGTTTGGGGCGAAAGTCCAGTCTCTAGGCTCAAACGAGCCACGAGCATGGTGATGGACTCTCGCTCTAGCCTAAAGGGTCAGACTCTAGAACCTCAACAGCTTTAAGCGTTGAGATAAAGTCCTCACCAAACGGCTTGACCGTTTCACCACTACGGCGGATTGCTTCCCAGCAAAGCCAATAAACATCAGATTGCTTCTGATCTTCAATGAGTGCCTTATGGAAACCTTTGTTCTTAGCTTGCTCAAAGGCGTACTCGATAACCGGAGTTATCTCATAATCGGTTGTAGAACCGTCAGCCCTTGTTACTTTGAGTTTTGCCATTTTTAGCCCCTTTGTTTGATTACGCTGTTGTGACTACTACTGTACCGGATACATTCCAAGTAACGCTCTGTGTTGATAGATCGCCAACTGCGCCGTTGATGTCGGTTGTGTTGTTGATAAGAGCTGTGAATGTGTAAAGTGGGTTTGTAGCAGATGTCGCTGCAGATGTAGCCTTGAGAGTTACAGTCGCGTTGGTTCCCCATGCTGTCTGTAGAGTCTGTAAAACTTCGCCTGTTGCGTTGTCGTTGAGGAAGTCAATAGTGACTGATGAAGCCTCTAGACCCTTAACGAACTTGTGACCTGAGTCACCCATTGCTGTAACCTCAAGCTCATCGAATGAACGGTTAAGAGTTACGCTTGTAACATGGTCTGATAGATCTACCGCTGAAACGGTGACTACGCAGCCATTGTTCATATAAACTGCCATGATTTATTCCTCATCCTTCTTGGTTGCTGGTTTTGGTGCTGGTGCTACTGGCTGGATTTGTCCGACCTTGATGAGGAAGGCTTCCAGCTCTTTGTCATAATCGGACATGATTAACTCCAACTCGTTAGAACAGACACCTGCATTGAGCAGGTGAGTAAATCGCCTGAGACGGCATTGAGAACGCTTGGTGCGCTCACGCTGCCGACCTTATAGACGATAGAAGATGCTGATAGTTTGTTGAATACAGCAACCACCATATCTTCAATTCCATTTAGGTTACCCTCATTATCGAGCAAGGGAACTAGCATCACAATAGAGAAGTTAGCCATTGGGCTAATCGTGTTGTAAGAGTTGTTTTGTGGCTCTAGATAAGGATCTGACGGGCTAACGATTACCGAGTTAGCAATAGGCGTGGCAGGTGGGAACGCAAAGGTTGAATACTTTGTGTTATCTACAAGCGCAGTCGCTATTGTTGTCCGGAGTGTCGTTAGCGCAACAGTCATCAGCCCACCATTGAACGAGGGTCAAGATATGGAGCAAGCAAGCCGCGAACACGGGCAAGCAAAGTATTGCCCATGCGATAAGGGCTTGGTGCAAATCCATCTATTGTTACTCCTCCGCTTGAAGGCGCTTGACGGCTCTGCCAGATGTCTATAGAAATCATAAGAGCTGCTTCTTGAATTGCTGGAACAGTTGTGTAATCCACATAAGTGTCTGCCGCTACCAAGCCAAAGGGATTGACTGGGTGGTAAGGCGCTGCTGTGTTGTTGTTACCTGTGATGGCATAAGTGATGGTGTCTAGACCAACGCCTGTAAGGGTCTTAGATCCGTTATGCTTTGAGCCGTTGCCAGTAATGGTGACGGTCTGACCGACATAGTAAATGTCTTGAACTGGGAAATCGAAGTACAAAGTGCCTGTGTTGGTCGTGTTGCTGTGACCTACATTGGAGTTTGTATTAGTCCATAGGAAAGGCAACAACACATTGTCTGCAGCATCGCAGACTTCTTGCAAAGTTGCATCAGCGTATAGAGTGCCGACACCGAGAGCTGTGCGAAGCTCTGCAACTGTTGTAAGAGACATTTGTTTCCTTTCCTAAAGACTGGTGAGGGTAGAAGGGCTCCGCTACCCCCACCAGCGACTTAAGTGCTAACTAATTAAGTTAGGTTGAACTTACGAACGCCCTTACCTGACTTAGCCAAGTAGATTGCGAGGTATCCGTATAGGTTGATTTCGATTTCGCCTGATGTAAGAACATTAACGCGAAGTTGTGTAGTTGGTGACTCCCATGTGTACACAGATGATGGAGCAACGAGGAACGCTGAGTTATCAACGATGCCTGATGCTGCAATGTTGTGATCTACGATGAGGTCAGTTCCAAGTACGCCGCCTACAACGCTTGTAGCAACTGCGTTGCCTGATGCGTTCTGTGTTGCGCCTTGTGCTGAGTAAAGTGCGCGACCTGTTGAGTCAGCATATCCTGCGATAGCTGCCCATTGGTCAGTTGAAGCAACAAGCTTGTTAGCGAAGTCTCCGCCAGTACCCTTGTATGCTGCTGCGCCTTCTACTGACACGAATGACTGCAAGCCAGCTGCTGTTGCTGCTGTTGTTGCTGCAGTTGTTCCGTCAGCGATAAACGCTGCGAGGAGAGCTGCATCTGTAGCCTTCTCGTATGCCTTGCGAAGCTCAGCCATCATTAGCTCCATGAACGCTGGAGATGAACGATCTACAAGCTCGAATGAAACGCGCTGTAGTCCTGAGAACTTGTTGATTGAGATTGTGTCGTATGCAGAAGTCATGCCTGTCTCAGATGGTGCTGAGCCTTCGTTTGTGTCTGCAACTGTTGGTGCTACATCTGCTGAAGTCGCATTGGTATAAAGTCGGGGCACGGTGAATGACATTCCGTCAATTCCTGCGAGTGAGCCGCGAGTTGCAGCCTCAAATGCTGGACGTCCAGAGAATGTATCTGTGATGAATGTGTTGAGGTGTGACGGTAGTGTCAAGCCTGTGTTTGTTGATGTTGAGTCATCTGCTGCACGAACTGTACGACGAGCTTCGTCATCGCCTAGAGCTGCTTTCATAGATGCTTCGAGATATTGTGCTGATGAGATTGGCGCTGTGCGCTCTCTCACCTGAAGGTTAGCAACAACTGTTGGGCGAGCGGCTTCGACTGCTGCTGCTTCAACTGCTGGAGCTTCTACCGGTGTAGTGGTTTCTTCCACGACTGGCTCGCTTTCTGGTTGGGTTTCCTCGGCAGGGATGACTTCCTCTGCCGCGATCTCTAACACCTGAGCAGACTTAAAGGCTGGCTCTGTTACTAGAGAAACTTCTTTTAACTTGGCTGATGAGACGATAATGTGTCCATCGCGTGAAGGCTTTGATGCGATTACCTCTGCACCTACTGAAAGACCGCTTACGAGTCCTTCCTGTGCTTGGATAAGAGCATCGTTTCCGCCTGTAGAGCGTGAGAGCTTGAAGGTTGCGTAAATACCGTCTGGGCGAACCTCAGCGGCGGTCATGCGACCTACTGGCTTCTTCATGTCGTGCTGTGATAGCAACTTAATCTTTGAGATGTCTGAAACATCTATAGACCCTGCCTCGAATACGACTCCACCCATATTGGTGTGTCCCACTTCGCCTGTTCCCATTGGCACAATTTTGCCTGATATTTCACGGCGTTCTTCGCTGCACTCAATAGAGGCTGCTTCGATGATTAGTTGTTGCATTAGCTCATACCTTCTGATCCGTTAGGTGTTAGGTCCGTCATTTCCATTGCTTGCTCTAATGTGATAAGTCCTAGAGTCAGGAGCTTCTCGATTACCTGAATTTCAACAAGTGGGTCTTGCTTGAGGAAGGTATCCGCTACAGCGAACTTAACCTCATGCCCTGCTGTTGAGATGTCATCCATTGAAAGGCGAGACTCGATAGCCTTAATGTAAGGCTCGATAGATAGAGCGTAGAACTGCTTGCGCTCATCCTGCACATTGGCATAAGTCATTGTGGTGTTCTGATCTGCTGAAAGGTAATAGGCAGGTACATTCATAGTACGAGCGATTTGAGTTGAGAGGTTTTGGATAGCCTCGTTGTACATCATGTCCTTTGGCGAGAAGGCTACTGGAGAGTAATCCAGAGTTGATGTCAAATATGCTGTTGAATTATTCTGACGGGCACGCTTCCAAGCTGCGATAAGTCCTTGAACCTCTGCAGGTGGCAAGTCAGCGCCAGAGTTCTTTAGGAAGCCAGCAGGTTGTGGATTTGCTGAGTTTTGAGCAGCTGCGCGCTCTACATCTATTGCAGACTGGATTGTGCGAGCCCCACGCTCTAGCACACCCTCATCAAAGCCCTGAATGGTCACAATGTCGTTCATGTCAATAGGGCTTGCATCTATGTAGTACTGAGTAACTGAGATGCCTTCTAAGTCTGTTGTAAAGGTAACGCGAGAGTTAGCAACCCACTCAAAGGAGGCTGGTCTGCCATCTTCTGCATAACGCTCTGTGACGATTAAGTAAGATACGCCGTAGAACAGAAGGCTGTCCACGATCCAGTTAATTGTGACGAATGATGGCTGGCTCTTAGAGAGTTGGTTAATCCAACGAGGAGGAGCGATAACTTCGCCTGTGCGCTTGTTGTAATACTCAAGTGGGATGGAGGCTACTGTGCCTGTGATGAGGTTACGGGCGCGTGCAACGCTGGCGCAGCTCATGGCATCCTTGCGTGAGATACGCGCAAACATGGAATTGTAGAGAGATGGGTAGTTCTCGCCCATGATCTGTGGCGCGTATTGCGCTTCCAATATAGCTGGCTTATTACGCGAGAAGATACCCATAGAGGGCAATTATACACTACATGTAGGTTATTCCGTGTATATAGCCGCTACCTGTTGTGGTTTCAATAGTGTCGAGATTGTCATCGCTACTGAAATCGGTATTGCAACAGATCCGGCAGACTGTCGCTTAACGATGCGCCAGCTTGAGTCGTTTGTCTTTGCCGCAACATTGGCAAACTGAGTAATGAGCAAGTCTTGACCGGCATGAACCCACTTCTGGTTCACGGTTGCATCTAGCAAGTCTGAACAAGCCTGATAGAACTGCGCTCCTGAAATGTCAGCACAAATTTGTCCGGCATTAGTGAGGCGGTCGGCAATAGTTTGAGTGGCGTACTTGTCGTGGCATATCTGTCGAGGTCTGTAGATATCCGCCCAAGCCTTGATGTCTTTTGCTATGAGAAGCTCATCAACCGAGACTAGGCTTTCCCATGTTTGGAGTACGCCTATACCTATGCGCCCGTCTGGAAGTATCTGACCAGCTACTAGGGCTGCATCTCTAGAACTAGGGCTCTTATCAAAGGCGAACACGGTGTAAGCACCAGCAGACATCTGGAGAGTGCTATCTGAGCAGTCCTCGATAGAGTTTGGTGGGAATGGCGATTGAAGGCTTGCTATCCATTGACATAGAAGCTCAGTCCTAGTGTTCTCGATAGGAGAAGTAGCAACAGACTCCTCTAGGGCTTCCTCTGTAATTGTGTAGCCCATAGCAGGGTTAGCTGCTGCCCAAGCCTTACGATCAGTTATCTTGGCATACTGAGGAGCAGAGTATTCATAGAAGCCAAAGGATTTGGGAGGGTTTTCTAATGCTCGCTCTCGCATGTCATTGAGTACAATACTGAACGCATCACCAGCGTTTGATGTGAGGAGAGTCTGAGCGTTAGGGCGAGCTCGCGTAGTCGGTATCGCAGCTCTATATCCTTCTTCTGAGATTTCTCGCAACTCGTCAATGTACAAGAAGTCGGCGGTTCTTCCGCGTGAGCCGTCTCTAGTTGCTGCAACAACATCAAGGCGTGTTCCATCGAGCATTTCAATCGACTCAGTTCCGTTTGCATATCGGATTTGCTTAACAAAGCCCTTGAGGTGGTCATTAGTCTCCAGTACCCAGCAGACCTGCCGGAAAGTGTCCAAAGCCATCGAACGGTTCGAGGACATGATGAGGATGTTCTTGGACTCCCATTTAAGCAGGTGAGCCAAGATAAGCATACGGGCTAAGTGGGTCTTTCCATTCTGGCGAGCAACTAGCAGCAGGTTAGTCTTGCGCGTGTAGTTACCTTTCTTGTCCACGCGTAACATGTCAGTCAAAACGAACTTCTGCCACGGTAATAAGGGCATATCTATAATCTGAGCTAGGTCAATCACATCTTGAACCTTAGAAGCGCCCTTGAGATATGGGCTGTGAAGCCTCGGTTCTGTTGCCCCTCGTAGCTTCTGTTTGCGTT